TGATTAGGCAGCATAGCGTTATGATCAAACTTCATATTGCGAGCAATCCAAGTGTATTCGATCTCGGCAGCGTTCATTTGTGGCTTATCAAGGATTTCACGCTCAAGTAAGACGCCGGTGCTTGTATGGATCGGAACGCCGTTCTTCTCCATGTTGCCGATTGCCTCAAGCATTTCACGGCCGCGCTCAGTCTGATTTGCCACATCGATGTTGATAATCGTGTCGTGGTAAACCTTGCCGTTTTTACGCTCTACATTGGCAACGTATGCGCCCACGTCAAAGTTATGGATAGCATAAGGATCATTGGCGCTTATGTATTTGCCGTCCTTTTCTGGATGGCCGACAGGGGCAAGGACGCGCTCAAGCGTTGCAAACGAATTTGCTATTTCCTCGGCAGGATACAACCCGCCATTCATAACGATGTTATCTGGCAAGGTTGCTGAATTAATAATGATGCAATCCGCACCATCGACCATTTCACGACGCACCATAGAGGCGTTAATCGTGAGCGGTATTTGCAATAGTTCTTTAGACATTAGTTACCCCATCTTGCAGGCGTTACCCGCGAATCTACGTGTGTGAATGTGTTGTACTTGCCTAAACCGCCCTCACCGCACAAATAGCCAGTTAAAAAGCCATGCACCTTTTCCGGTGAAACATCTTTAACTACAATGTCAGCCGCAATGCCTTCTTTGTGCTTACTTCCCTTAGCACCGCCTATTTTAGCATTGTGCGACTCACATCGACACGCTGAATTTATGGTGACTGGTCTACCAAAATGAACGCGAACCACTTCGAGAATATCCAGTAGCTTAACGTCAACAGTAGCGAATCCGCACCCACACTTACACGCGAACTCGGATCTGGAAAAGTGCTTGCTTAGTTTATCGATCATACATTATTCGCCTCATGCAATTTCGTGTAAATGGCTTGTGTTCTCAATCTTATCTGGTCAAGCTCTATGCTTGTTAGCGTTCTGTTTTCGCTGCAATACTCAATAAAGGCACATCCATCTATCCCTGTAACTGTATTTATTAGAGGTAGGATGTATATTGATTTAACGCTGTACCTTTCAAACATCGGGTAAGCTTCTGGTATGTCTGCTTGCACCCTTCGTATGTCATCAACGCATATTTCTCTTTCTGCATCCATGCTGTAAAGCCAGCTGCCATATATAGACAACGGAACACCAGAAAGGCGTGCGGTGACTCTAGGGTGCTTACCGCTAGACCCTTCCGCCTTAACGTACATGCTTTGTCTGTGTATGCCGCCGAAAGAAGTAACACCGTTATGGAATAAGCCGATGTAAGCCCTGTCCATGCCGTAAGACTTAACGAGGAAGTCTAACTCATCGTTCGCCTTTTGCTCTGCTTTTAACGCTGCCTTAGATGGCTTGCTTGACGCTAAAACGACGCTCATCATGTTATGAATGCTTCTAGTATTCGACAAAGATAAACGTGATAGCAGCAAGGATAGCAAGCGCCGCAATCAATGGCGTAAACCACGGGTAATCCTTTACAAAATTTAATAGCGGTATAATTTCAATCATTGAGGCGCGCTTATGTCATTAGTTTGGTGAATGATAGCGCGTTTTTTGGTAGATGTAAAAAATCCGCTACTTGAGCGGCTTTTGTTTAGTCAGTTAAATATTATCCCAATCACCATTCGGGCAAGCTAGTCTAACTCCGTACTCCTCGGCGCAAAGATGATTAAAAGCCTCTTCTTTTGTCATCAATCGAAATCCAGTAGTTCCGCTATCATTAACCGCGTCAATTACAGATGCCACTTTCTCGGAAACCTTTTCTTTTGTTGGGTATTCAAAATGACCAAGTGAAAAGTCTACTTTTGCATTCTGGCCTGTTTCATCATTTGTTATAAACACTGACATTGAAAAAGACGCTGGCCCATTCATTACTATTTCTTTGCTCATAATATTTTCCTTTAATAGAAAGATTAATGTACCACAAAGGGTGACTATTGCAAGCATTAAAAAACCCTCACTAGGAGGGTTTGTATTTAAAGAACTCGACCAAGCAATCTAAGCTGCATCCAAGCCTGTTCGTGGGTTAGGCATAACGCCATGAGGATCAAAATGGAATGCTCAAATCTTCAACGTAACCAAGACTGATAGCTTTTTGAACATCACCCACAACATCAGGATGCGCTTTGATCTGTTCGATAGTTGCACCTTTCGCCGCGGCATCACCAATAATGGTAACACCTTCCCATGTTGCTACTGGTGCTGGCGCTGGCGATGGAGCCGCACCAAAACTACCAAATGACTGAGGTTTTGCTTGTGGTGCTGGTGCCTGATTGAAGCCGCCTTGTTGGGTTGGTGCTGGTTGTGCTGGTTTCTGTGGAGCTTGACCACCAAGATTAAAAACATTATCAAGCGAGGCGTTAAGAATTTCGATTGTAATCACTTGGCCGTTTGCGCCGTCGTATACGTCGATCTTTTGCTCTTTGCCAGATACCGCAACAACCGCACCCTCTACTAAGTTTTGTCGATAGAACTCAATCTGAGCGGGTGCCTTCGCAAATATAACCGCTTGGTAATTAGTCCAATCCTTTGTCTTTGTTTTTGGGTCGAAATATTGCTGGCCTAGTCGAAGTCCAAAACCTACACTTTCACCCGCTGCAAATTCGTTAGCTGGCTTGTTTAGTTTACTTGTGATTGATACTGACATACTACTTACCTTCTTCTTTCATTTTAACTGTAATATTGGTTGTTACGTCCGTTTTTCCGTCATCGATCCACGTTAGCGCTCCAAGCTGAAAGGCCTCGTCGATATTTTCGCCTTCTGGAAGTAAGCTAGAAATTAGCTCCTTTGTAGCGGACATTTTCTTAATGTGAGGAATCAGATCAGAAAGCATCACCTCAATGCGATCACTAGGTATCTTTAAGATGTCGTCTAGGGTAGTGATTTTGTACTGGATAGGTTCGCTCATTTTATTTCCTTACTTTCTTTGATTGCTTGAATGATTGCGATTGTCGCCAATGTTATTACGCCAATAAACACGCCCAATAGAATGAAAACCAAGCTTCCCGCTTTATTATCAATAAAATAAGACGCTACATAGCATGCCCACATTAAAATGGTAAGGGTTGTTATTGGCTTCATCAGCCAATCAAAAGCCTTAATCAATAACTTCATTCCTTCACCTCAAAGCACGTAATGTTTTTAGAATCCTCTTGCATGATCGCAAGAGGCGTTATGGTTTCTTTCTTATTACAGTAGTCAAACGCCACACCTGATTTAACTTCTCGGCGCTTGCATTCTTTGCATGGGTCAATCATTTTTATTGTATCCCGCATCAAACATAGCACCAAAGATACGAGCGAACCATTTAGAATTTACTGCGTCCGAGCCTACCATTTCCAAATAGTCCACCGTAGCCATTTCTATAAACTTATCCCGCTCGGTTTTGATTGGGCGGAATTCACCGTTAGAATAAAATCTATATACACCAGAATGAGTCGTGCTTTCCGCTAAAACCCGCCCTTCTTTAATCGCCATTACCTCTTTTTGCGACCACTGCATTTCGTCGGAACCATAAACACCGCCAAAGACTTTACACCACTCCCCAACTTGCGGTATGTAGGGCTGCTCGGTTGGGCGTTTAACATATTCAAGATCTTTTAGCGGGTATTTAAATCCTGTGTCTTTTTGCCATCCGTCTTCTGGGTATTTTTCAACAAAAAGCTCACCCTTACTATTGCACCAATGCGAATGGTGGCAAGCTCCGCCTTTAAAATAATGAGTCGCACCCTCAGGCGCATTATTCCAATCAATCATATTTTTATCCTTGCTCGCCTTGGCATCTAGCCAGTCTTGTTTGGTCGAAACTTCCATCCAGCTAGACTTCATCATAACTCTAATTTCTGGGTTAACTGCTCCAATACTATCGAATCTACCAGAACCCCAGTACGAATTTGATTCTGTGCTGACTATCATTGCTTCGTGGTCTTTATAAGGCCATTCCTTAAACTCTAAGAATGACTTTTCTAACGCTTGTTGTCTGTTCATTTTGATGCACCTTGGCTAATGTACATTCTGATTTCGTCATTAAGATTTTCCGCTATATCTTCTGAGTCTATATTGTCAACAATAAGATAATCAGGTTGAAATTCAACTTCGAACCCTTCTCTTTCTGCGGTCTGTCTAATGTTCATTTTTGTTGAGGTATCAATAGAGCCTTTAGCATAATCAATATGAACATAAAATTCTTCAACCTGATGAACTGTCATAACCTTTTCTCCTCACTCGTTAATGTCAGCTCATACTAATCAAGTATTAATCTTATTGCAAGGAGAAATATTTAGTTTTTTGCATATCCACTTGTTTAAGGAAGTTTTCGGATCTGACTTTGCCTTCATCATTCAATACCGCCGCTATAGTTCCGCACTGGCACGAAATTTTGTTGCCGTCACGATCAAACCAATCAGCCTCTTCTTTCTCTGTACCTACCCAGCCATGCCGTCTAGCGTGCCATTTACGGGTATTCGACTTCAAAGCAGACAAATGCATAACCCCAATATTCAATCCTATCTGTCTCGCTTGCTGCCTCTCACCTTTCTTAGCGCGTCTGTGTGACTCGTTTATCTCAGTACGTGCAATGCGAAGGGATCGAGCATAAGACGCCTTATCTGACTTGTCGTTCCATTCAGGCAGGCCAATCGTGTTGTATATCTGCCTAGCTATCACACGCGGACTATCACCGTTAGTCATGCCGTCGGAAAGTATGCGTGACAGGTTGGTTTTCATTTCGGATGATAGGTTTTGCATTTCCTCGAACACGCGAGCCTTTGCCAGTGCCACACGCGCTTGATGTGGCGCCGCAAGTATCGCGCTTTGCACGGTCACTGGGTACTCGATTGGTGTAGTTTGCGCTTGCAGGTTTACCACCTCGGCAGCTGCCCCCGTATCGCTTGACGACTGCACAGCTTCATACATGTACCAATCATAGTTGCCATTCTCCATCAATTGCTGCTCGATGATGCGGCCTATATCACTTGGCATTTGTCCGAGTAATGCGGGCGTGACCATGTACTTATACGTTGCCTCGGCATTAAAGATGATACCCGCCTGATCGGCCGCCACACGCTCTTTAGGTATTCTGTTCATCAATGCAAGCACCTGATTTTGTACTCGCCTCATGGACGCCTTGAGCTTCTTGTCGGCCGTGTTATTAATACCTATTGTCTGCGTAGGTGCCTTGGGGTTATTCGGTAAAATAGGTTTGCCGTTCATCGCCATAATTGGTGTCTCCAGTGGAATAGATAAATAATAGCAAATAAAGGTTGCCAAGTCTTTTGTTATAGATTAATGTTAGGTTAACTAATGAGGGGAAAGTTATGTCAGAACAAATAAACTTTGAAGAATTTAAAGATCGATGCGCTGAATTCTTTAGATCAACACAAGATAGATCAGCTCTTAGCATGGAGGAAATAGAAAATGGTCAAAAGATGATAGGGCTATCTTATTTAAGGCTAGATGCGAATACAAGTGAATTAGATTTATACCAAGCATTTTTATTACTTAATATGACAACAAGAAGAGAAACCGAATGCGCATTGGCGAGGGCTAAAAAATGACCACCGAACTAATAAAAGAACTCGTCGGGCTGGCGGTTGATCGTGGCATAGACTATGAATTTAAAAGCGGCAATTCAATATGCTTTTCTCCTGATAATTGTGAAGATGCATTTTCAATAAATATTGATGAAAAATGCACGACCGCCCAACTACAAGCCGCAATCGACAAGGTGAAAGAATTATGAGTGAATATGTATACAAGAAACCGGAAGGGAAGTACTACAAAATAAGCATTCGCGAATGGAACAAAGAGTTCGCAAATCGTGGTCGCTGGCCTTTTGTTGTTGTTAACGCATATATAAAAGAAGAATCAGGTATTGTTCATTACAATATCAGTATTTGGGGGCGGGCCGTAATGATACTGTTGTTACCTATTATCTATCTAGTTGGCTCGCTTTGTTATGGGTTTCCAGAAACTCACAGAGATTTCAAGAGAACGCTTTTCGATAAAAAATATGGGTCTTTTTCTTCCGACCAGATATACAAAAGAAAAGACGGGCAATGGCGGAAACTTCAAAAACTAATTAGTAAAAAGCCCTCATAACGAGGGCTTTATTTTACTCTTCAACCACAACGTCAATATCTTCTTCCCTGATAGACTCTTCCGGCGTTAACGGATCGTAACCCGCAGCCTCTCGCACTTCATCAACGGTAAAGTAAACGACACCAGTACCAAGTGCTTTCTGATTACCATCAATCATCTTGGTGGCATTGTCCAGCTTCTCGCCTTTAGATGGCTCAAGCAAAGAATCCCAGTAAATGAAATACTGTTCGCTTTTTGCAATAACGCCGTACTTTTCGAGCCACTTAATAAACTTCTTGATAAAGCGGTCTATCTCGTTGGCGCGTCTTGACTCGGCTTGCTGGTCTAGTGTGTCGCCGTTCTCTTGGCTTGCTTGGTTGCCTGATTGGTTGCCTTCAAGGATGGTAAGTGGCGTTTTGACCGATGCGGCAAACGAACGTTTGTTAGAGTCTAAAAACTTTTCTGGATCTGGCAGCGTGGCGACCATAGGCGTGGCTGTCATACCCTTCATCATGAACGAGTTATCAAAGCCTTTATTCATATCGCCTAGTTTTTCGGCAATCTTAGCGGCTAAATCTTTTGGCTCGCATCCATACATTTGAGCTAGTGAGTTAACATCTGCTTCTTTATCCAGTTCAAGATTTAAAGGTGTACGCGCATTCTTCCAAAAACCTTCACCGCCTGCACCATCAATCTTTTCGATGTTGATTAGGTTGTTTAGTCCTGCTTCAAGTTTGGATGTGCCGTAAATGCTGTTACCACTAGCACCGTCCGCCCAAATAATCACACGGCTTTCGTGTACGGTTACTTTGCGCACTGAGTCTGGGTTACTGTCGCCTAATGCAGATTCGTTGTACATGTAGGTTTTAGGTAGGCCGTAATTTTCCTCTTTCTCGTTCTGGTAGGTATCCTCAACTTCAAGCTGAGACTCGTATAATGGAATAATTTGTTTAACGGCATTCTCTGACAGCTTACCGGTAATCTCTTGATCCCATGCTTTACTGTCGGCAACGACCATCAAAAAGCCAGCATAACGGCCGACACTTTGACGGGTATCAAGCATTTTAGAGTTAGCCCACAAGTCTAAACGGTTTGCCAGCTTGTAGAATGCGCGCTCCCATGCCGTTTCCTTAGATTTGCGATCCTCAACGGTACGCACCCAAGGCCATGACTGCCAGCACTTATCGACCATAACCTCTACGCCAGCCTTACCCAAGCCTGAGCGCTTGTATGCCGTAAAGAAATCAGTAAAGCATGGATTAACAGGATAGCCGTAATCATTCCAGCATTGCGGGTGCTTAGTGTCGATACTAGCAAGCGCCATTTGCTGCCTTAGCGTGTTCCGGCTGTCATTGGCTGCAAAGTAGTGGTTAACGGCCTCAGTAAGCTTAGGGTTTGGAGCCGTGTTAGCTGTCACGCCGCTAGTGCGTCTGTTTCTTCTAGACATGAAAAAGCCCATCTGTATGTGTATGGGCTTAATTGTAGCGCGGTTGGTTTTTTTGTGCTAGTTGCTATCTTTTACTGTAGCGATCCAATGCAAAAGAAAACGGTTAAGAATATGCAAATAGTGGTAATTATTGAGTATTCAAAATATTCCTCTCTATCAATATTATCGCAGTTGCACAGCAATATAATCGATAGAACAAGAAAACTAAAAAACGCATATATCATAAAACCTCACTCAAGCACTTCATTTGCACGCCATCTTTAAACGCAAGAATAGCGAACTCTTTAGATTCAACGGTTAACTCTCGGCCATTACGCACCGCCTCAAAAGTGACACGTAACAACTGATTATCACCGTCCGTACGCTCAACAAGTTGCTGTGTCGCCTCGCCATATTGCCAGTCTCGCATGGTATTCTCGGCGTAGTTGCCAAGCTGCATGCACATTTCGAATAGGATAGGGAGGATCACTTCTTATCCTCTTTGGCTTTATTTTTAAAAGTTCCATCTACAAGGTATGGCATAATTCTCAGGGCTTGCTCTAGTTGATCATTAAAAGAACCCATTGCCTCACGTCTAGGTTTGTATATCCGGTTATCAATTCTCTTATTTAGCTGACCTTTTGTTTTTGCGTATCTCATACTCATAGCTCGCCTCGTTCTAGTTTGTTTAGTCGATTCATCATCATTTCGTATTCGACACTTAAATACCAATGAGGCCTATTTGATTTTATGTATTCTATTTCCTCCCGCACCGCATCGGCTTTTGTTTTGTTGCGATCATCTTCCAGCTCAATGATACGTCTAGCTAATGCGTATGGTGTCATAGTGTCGGATAGAATTTGCGCTCTTTCATTAACTTCAAAATTATCCATATTACCACTCCTCCTTAAAAAACTCTTTTAAGCCGCCTTTGCCTTGGCGTATGAATATGCCTAGCGCTACAAAGAAGCCACCTACGCAAAGCATACCAATAATAGCAAAGCTTATAACAAGCACGCGAAATAGAATCTCAAGATCGATCATTTTGTTTCTCCTCGCGCTTTAGTTAGTAGGTCGTTAATATCCTTAGCCCAGTGATACTCTTGATCTTTAGATAATTCCTCAAGCATCGCGTACATATCAGGCGAGGCTGCGATTAGGTGTGCGTTGGCTTCTGTTTCTGGCGTTATTAGTGTCCAGTGTATTTCTCGTCCGCCTTTATCGCTAACAACTCCCAAGCCAGTTGAGTATGTGCTGTAATCAACTCTCCACTCACCTTTAGTCACTTTTAATTCACTCATAACTTTCTCCTCATTGATTTAACATTAATCTAACCTATACCCTAACCATAAGCAAGAAAAGAATTAATTTATTTAGGTGTTGCTATGTGGTGTTGTGTGTATTAATCTTATAGCTCTTAATGAGGAGAGAGCTTATGACCTGGATATTTTTTATAACGGCTTGGATAGTAATTCAAACCATAACCAGAGTGGCGTATTCACCAAAAATGGTGCGATTAGAGGGTAAGACAGAAGCGTATTTAACAGGTCGAATTGTGGGCAATATGCTCTGGGGAATCCTAATGCTAGGATCTCTATATATGGCCGGACTGTACGACTAACAACAAAACCCCACCTAAGCAGTGGGGGTTTTATATCTCTCTATCCAGTATTTACGACTCTGGTTAACATGATGGTATGGGTTATTTGTTTCTGCAAAAAGATCAGACTCCCTCCATGCTGCCTTTAATCCAGCACCACAAAGAGTGACTAAGTAATAGCTTATTTTAATCCTATATATCATTCCACTATCTCCCAAACAAATTAGTAAATCCGCCCGTACTATCTGGCACAAAACACATAACCAAAGCGTCAGCAATGTTAGGTGACTTAATGCCTCGCTTCTTCATGTCCTTCTTAGACTCGACCTTGACTCGCATGTTTCCGTCATACTCTCGACGGGGCGCGGTCAACTCAAACTTCAACTCTTCTAGGTGTGGCAAATCAGGGTCAATACTGATCAACTCGTCAACACTAAACTCGTCACCATACACCGCAGCACGATAGGTATTGTAAAACCTGTCAGCAAGGGTAAACCATGCTTGAGCCTTGATATTAGAAAAGTGATCCTTATTAGTCTTGCCTTCCTTATACACCGAATCAGGACGACTGACAGATCCGCCAGCGTTAAAGCCGGTAGCAACAATAGTTCGATACTCATTTTGCGCTAACTGCCTAAACTCAGCCTTAGATCCTGCACCTACGCCGATTGAGTCGAACACTATCTCTGCACCTTCCGATTGTGCAACAGCGTACACCTTCCTAGCCGATTCTATTACGTCGCCCTTATTCCAAGCGTCGCACCCGTACACGCGCGAACCGTGAGCTTTCACGATAGCGTTGTCATCGTCGCCCTCGTCTGCCACGTCATAGCCAATCACCCGTTTGCCCGATGGTTCGAGGTCGAATCCTATTGCGGCCATTACCCAAGATAGTTTAATTATTACTTGGTCATCATCATTTAGCGGTTCGCCCAAGTAGATATGGCGCCACATTTCGTAGTCTACTGATTTTAAACGCTCCGCCTTTGCACGCGCTGACTCACTTAGAAACCTATTCTCTTCATAGTTTATATGTCTTATTATGGCGTCATCACCAAGAAGCCTTGGTAGCTTAGATTGAACGAAATCAGTATGGTGTTGAGGATTCCAAAGCAGCCATGTTTCCGCGCCCTCTTTACGAATCGTCGGATCTATAACCATCCACTGCTCTTCCGTTAACCCTTCGCCTTCCTCTATCCAGCATATATCAACACCTTCCGTTCCCTTGATGTCTGTTATGTTCCTCGCTATGCCGTAAAATAGGAACTCGCTACCGGTGCCTTTATGCCTAATGGTTGACTTTCCTATGTCAAACTCATCAGTCCAGCCGGCTGCTTCAATCTTCTCTTTTATTACTGTGTAAACAGAATCGGCGATACGGTTTTGAAACTGGCGAATACATAGGAATTTCAGCGAATAGTTTCGCGCAAGGAATGCCGCCATACCGCCAGCGTCCTGAGTTTTGCCCGAAAATCTTCCGCCTTTCAATAACTTATAGGGCTTTCGTGTACGCCAGAAATCACGAAGGTTTTCGTTAAGTTGATACACGAGTCCATCCTTTATGTTTATTTCTTCTGCCTAAGAATACTGCTGACAAGTGGGATTGATTCAATCCGTTCTGTTTTGCGAAATCGGATATATTGTATATCTCAACAACCTCACCTTCTGGTGACATTAAAGTTCTATTGTAGCAATGAGCTTCATCGTGGTTTTCTTTTCTAGTCACAAACATACAAGCTTCTGGACTATATATCTTGTTACCTTTTATTTTTATGTCTTTGTCTAGTTCGATTCCAGACTGGCCGCTATATCCCTCTATTTCGCACCACTCTGCAAAATTCTGAAAGTTAAGCCATTCATCACAAACTTTACAGTTGAAGTAGGTAGGATTTCTAACTTGATATCTAACGTCATAACACCTAGTTAGCATGTTTTTCCACTTCTGGTATGCCGGCTTTCTATTCACTGAATTGTATTTACCAGATCCAAGAAATGCGACTCCAAGTATGGATGGATGGTACGGATCTTTTATTGACCCAATGTCTATATGTGAAGCCTGCTTATATATCTCATAACCAGTTTCAACTGATCGGCACAATATCCTCCTTGCATGCTCAATCTCAACTATCTCAAAATCACCCCATTCCCTAGACTTTACAATATCGCCAACTTTGTATCTTGTGCTATGCGGCCTTCCTGTAAGCATAATATACCTCACTGTTTATTTCATGAGATAAATTATACCATTATTTATTCTGTCTCACCATAGAAATCATCAAGGGACTTGCCAAAACTACCATCGCTAGAAGTGTGATTTAAAGTCTGTTTATTCCTATCGAAGCCGCCAGTGTAATCGGTAAGCGTCTTCACAGCCGCTATACGGGCTGAATGGCTCGCACCCTCACCAAAGTATTCAGCTTCTCTTAAAAGCATCTGTACAAGCTCGTCTACAGTCACAAGTGCTTTATCTGTCGCTTTGCTCATGAATTTCTGTATTTCTTCTTGTACGTCAGGTTTTGATAGGTTCTCACAGCCCATCTGTTTTGCCGTCTTTTCAGAGTATCCAGCAGTGGTTGCTGCTTTGGTTGCATTGAACCCGTTCGAACAATACTCCTCAACGAACCTACGCTGTTTGTCCGTTAGGTCTGCCATCATCTACCCCTTAATAATCTCGTCGCCGTTATCATCTAATTCGACCGATGAAACATAATTAACATCTAGTCCCGCATTGATAAGAGCGTCAGCAACCAATTCTAGAATGCCGCCCTCGTATTGTGATTCGTCCATTTCTGTTAGTACGGTAAATTTC